GTTCGTGTAAATTTCAGTTTTCATATTGTAATTATACTATGTTATAATGCTTTTTCCAATCTTCGTAAATCCATTGCCTGCCTAATTTCTTCCATGTTTTTGCTCCTGCAGATTTGGGTATACTGACTTTTACATTTTTATTAAACAATCTTTGCATTTTTGTGTTGTGTGATAACCATTGTCCAATTGGTCCACTCCATCCTGATTTTACTTTGTTCAACATTTCTTTTGGCAGTATATCTTTGTAGGCAATTTTAGTTGGTTTTTTCAATATCTGTCTTTTTCTATCAATTTTCTGTGATGACGGAATACTGAAGCAATATTTTTTAAATGCTTTTGTAGTGAAAGGAAATCTACCTTCCATAGAACTATTCATTCCTAATTTGTCATTACGTGTAAGATATTCAGCCGGCACAATTGTCAAGCATTCAATGGCCAAGTATGACGACAAAGGATCAGCACCATTCCAAAGGTCGTCCACGTAAAGTTTCTTAAATTTTTTAACGATCTGTGTTGGGTCAATTCTAGCAGGAGTTTGAAAGTTTGGAAGTGCTGTACTAATTCTAGAAAAATAATTAATAAAATGATTAGGAGTTTTAATTTGTCTTTCGTTAAGATAGTTTAAGTGATTATAGTATCCACCTAAAAGTTCATCTCCCATGTCACCTGCCATAGTAACAGTGATACCATTTTTTTTCATGTAGGCATTTGTGTAATGGTAAGCAAACATATTAAAATTCATAATAACTTCTTCGTTAACCTTAATGCCATCTTGCCAATTATCCATCAGTGTCTTTGGAGAAATTGTTATTTCTTGATGGTTAAAATTTTCCTGTTGTGCTAGAACTTTGGCCACATCTGCATCATCATTCCACCCGTCTCTTGTGCCGTCAAAAGGCAAAGATGAAAGGTCAAATCTATTTGTAAATGTTTTTACCTTAGGATTTATCTTATTCATTTCATAGGCAATTATGCCACTGTCCAAACCACCACTTAAAAAAATTCCAAAATCTCTGATTCCAATACTTGTCATTTTGACTGTGTTATGGACTTGATGTCTAAATTCTTCAGCATCAAATTTATGGTTTAAAGTTGGAATTATTCTATAATAAAGTTTTTTCTTTATTTTGTTGTTGTGTATATCATAAACAAGTGTCTCACCTGCAGTTAATTTTTTAATGTTATTAAAAATAGTCTGATCAAGTACACTGAATCCACACCATCTAATACAAGCAATACCTTCATCAGAAAGTTTATAACTGCCAGGCACATACTTCAACATATTTTTAATTTCTGAACTAAAAATTAATCCTTGGTCTGTAACTGCATAATATAAAGGTTTTACACCTGCATGGTCTCGGCTCAACCACATTTCCTGATTTGTTTTATCATAGTAAGCAAAGCCGTGCATACTGTCTATTTCTTCAATAAACTTATAGCCAAACTGATCAAGTCCCCAGGCCAGTAATTCCGTGTCACAATTGGTTTTAGGCCTAAAAACACTTTTATATTTTTCACAAAGTTCAAAGTAATTGAAAATTTCACCATTGTATGATAACACATTGCCTTTTGGTGTGATCCATGGTTGTAAACTTTGATTTGGTTGATCAGTGATTGCTAACAAGTTGTGTCCTATACAAACTTTGTTATCTACATAAATGTTTTTGCCGTCTGGACCTCTATGGCTACAAACATCAATCATGTCTTCTACAATTTCTTTATTTGGATATGTTATCCCGTAGACTCCGCACATTACAGGCCTAATTTTTGTTTGAATCTTTTGTAGACTGTGCCGTCACGAATTTCTTGGATGCTCCACATTTTGTAACCTAAATCATTTACCCATTGTGTTCTGTCAGGTGTTTCTGGAGTTTCTATTTTTGTGAGATCTTTGTTTGCTACAGGCCAACAAATTGCAAGATCGCTAGTGCAAAAAGTTGGAATACCCCTAATGCAGGAGTCAGTTGAGGCAGTAGAATTGTGAGTAACAACAGCATGACAATTAGTTATTGCTTGTTGAAAATGAAATCTATAATGCTTTTTCTCATCACCTGAAAAATGTCTCATAGGTATATCAAATTCTACATCTGATGGGAAGTCTCCTTTTTTGTTGTACATACTGTCAGCATGATTAGGATGTGGCCTAGCAATAAATTTTCTTTTAGTAAGTGGACGTAATTGTTTATAAACTTTGTTAAACCAATCTATGGGATCAAGTTCGTTCATACTCCAGTTGTCTTTGGGTTGTAAAACAAAAAGTATTGGATCATCTGGATTGCTTTTTCTCCATGGTTCGTATTTGACTTTGAATTTTTTCCGCATCATTTCCCATCTGTCGGATGGTGAATTGTCTGCTAAAAAGTTTCCGTCATTCATTGGAGTGTACAAAGATACTCTAAAGTGATGATCAGGACTGGTAGATACATTACCAAAACTTGATAATAGACCGCCATCAAATGTAATCAAAGGTATCTTTTTTTCCCTGCATCTGTTTGCTAGTTCTCTTCTTCTACCTTTTGTGTGGTGCATCTGTTTGTCGCCACCATAGCCAAACATAGCGGCCATCGGAGCAGTAGGCTCCATTTCTCCTTCAACAGTAGGTCCAGTGCGTTTTTCATTAACAATTACAGGTTCATCGCCTGCGGCTTTTATGCCTTCTGCAAGATGATATAGCAGTTCATAACTGTTACCTCTACGTCTGTCTTTTACTGTTCTTCTAAAAATTTCAACTTTCATTTAACATTCTCCATGCTGTTCCGTCGGCCATTTCGCTTAGATTAAAATTGTTGTAAGCCAAACTGCTAAACAATTGTAATCTGTCTTCGTATTTAGGCGTTTCTATTTTTGTAAAATCTGTTTCTGATATTGGTGCCGCCGCACAATTGTCTGCATCACAAAACACAGGCACTCCGTTGTGTAGACTTTCCATGCTTGTGTTACTATTATAAGTCACAATAGCATAATAATCTTTCCAATCAATTTTTCCTTGATGCGTTGTAGGCCTGTCAATTTTGACTGTTGCACCCACGTGATCAACTGCAATAGTTGGATTATATGGTTTTTCTCTTACATCTATTGGTCTGTCTGTATTGGCCTTTAAGGTTACTAAAGTTTTTTCAAGCCAATTTTCTGCATTAAAAAAGTTTGCAATAGCGTTGGTTGGTGGCAACACTAATATTTTTTTGCCATCTTTTTGCCAGGGTTTAATTTCACGTTTGAAATATTTTTCATATCTATCGCTACTTTTATTTTGTAGCAAATTTTGACAGTGTTTGTTTTTTGTAATTCTTAACCAATGAGGATGGTCGTGTGCATTTGTAAAATAGCCATGATCCATAAAATAAAAATCTTTGTTTTCTTTTTGACACCACTTGTATACCTCGCCAGAACCTGCTAGTATGCCATACATTGTTAATGTTTCTTGAGGCAAACTAGTCAGTTTTCTAAAATGATAAATTTTTTCTTCGCCTGGAGTGCCTCTGACAAAAGCATCAATATAACGTTGAGTTCTGGGTTTGGTTGTGTGTATGCCGGCTATCATATATTGTGTTTATTAAAAAAATTTAACAACTCTTCAGTGTTGATTTTAAAATTAATTAGATCACTTATTCTTTTTGCACCTTTTGGTTTCTTTCCTGTTTTCAACATTTGTACTGGCACAGTTTCAGCAGTGAACGTTAAATGCTCTAATCCTAAATTGTGAGATAACAATGGATATACTTTTTTACTCAACATATTTTTGTCTTGAAACTCAATAACTTTTGTTTTTGGATAGCACCACAAAAGATTTATTAATCCAGCACCATGCGGAGCAACCACTACCTTGGCACTAGAAAACAGTTTCATTTGCTCTAAAAAATTCATTGATTCAAGTTTTACTATTTGCCAACCTTTGAGTGCTAGTATGATCTCTTGTTCATTTAAAACTTTTCTAGTGATACTGTTTTCTCTACTAATCCAAATCTTTTTGTTTTGTTTTTGACCTCTTAATGTAAATTTATGTCTTAACCAATTTGGTAGTTCCGGAACAGTGACGCCGTCATCAGTATTACTCATTGACGGAACTATCAAGTGATCAAAATGCCATGTGGTGTTTGGAGGCATGACATAGTATTTTAGATCAGGAAAAAGTTCTTTAGCAACTTTATCAAAATAATTGCTTTTATGACTCAAAATGTAAATGTAATTTTCAAATTCTAAACTGTATCTTTTTTCAAGCAAACGAAATTTTGATATCATGTCTATCCATACGTGCCATGGATTTTCTGCTGACTCTTTGTCTACTGGTAGCCAAACATGTTTGTATGGTTCGGCAAATGATTTGGATACTTCTTTGATGTTAATGTTCATTGTTGAATCCCACTCACCTTTGGCCCAACAGCCATGATTTTGGTCTGGTTTATTTTTATACTTGTGAATCAATGGCCAAATATGTTCAGTCAGCATTTCATTGTCTTCAGTTATTAGCATTGGACAACTATTTGCTTTTACATTTTTAAGTTCAATCATAAAAGTTTCAGGACTATCAAATACTTTTTTTGGAGCCAATGGATGATAATTTACATTATATCTAATCGAGTGATCCGTAGAGTCTCCACGTTGTAAAAAATACTGTAATTTGGAAATGTTTTGTACAATCATTGCTATTACACTAATTATATTATAAAATACTGGTATGAGCAAATTGTTTTCCAATGGATGTAGTTTTTTAACACCTAGACCCAAAGACGGTGTAGAAACCTTTGTATCAAAAGAACTGGCTGATTTATATAGTTTAGATCTTGCCAATATTGCAATGGGTGGCAGAGGAAATTCACGTATTAGTTTTAGTACAAAAGTCTGGTGTGAACAAAATAATAAAGAAGATATTTTTGCTGTGATTGGTTGGAGCAGTCAACATAGAAATGATTATGTAACAAACGATGGTTGGAAGTCTGGAAGAATTGAAGGCACAGATTTAACATGGAGAACCTGGAAAACACTGGATAACATATCGTTTATTCAAAAACAAAAAGGTTGGCATATTGAAGGCAATGCTACAATGGGTTTTTTAGATCATGTTTTTGATTTGCAAAATTATTTTATAAGAAAAAGTATTCCTTATGTGATGTATAATGCCTTACCAAATAGTTTTCAAATTAACACAGAAGATTACAGAACAATTTACGAAGCACTAGATATGGGAAGATTTTTTAATCCACACATGAGTCATTATGAATTTGTCTTAGATAAAAAAATGGTTGTCAGTCCTAACGATCCACACCCAAGTTCAGAAGGACACAAACAATGGGCACAAATGCTTAAGGAATTTATTGATGCTAACAATCTACGCACCATCTGATAAGCCACAAAGTAAATGTTGGGAAGTGTTCAACGGCGTTCAAAAAACCTGGCCAGGTGACACAAAAATTTTAGACAACTCTGCAACAAATACATTTTCTTTAGATCAATATATGTTTTGGGGATTCACAGGAAACAATATTAGCCTTGTGCATCAAATTCAAAACAAAAAATTGACCTATTGGTTTACTGATACTCCTTACTTTGGTAGGTTTGATAATAAAAATCTTAAACCAGACAATCACTATTGGCGTATTTGTAAAAATAACATTCATGTACCTTTTATAGAAAATTTAGATGATAAAAGACTAGAAAAATTTAATGTAAAAATAAAAGACAAAAGGCAAAAAGGAGAACATATTTTAGTATGTCCTAGTAGTTTTGGCATCCACAATTATTTAAAAGAACAAAATTGGCTTGAAAACACAATAGCAAAACTAAAACAACACACAGATAGACCAATTGTTGTTAGACACAAACCTAGAGGCAGAGGCACAAGTGGACCGTCTGAAGCAGTGGTTCCTATAGAAAAAGAATTAGAAAATGCTTGGGCGTGTGTCACAAGTTGTTCAATTAGTGCAGTTGAATCTCTTTGTAATGGAGTACCTGTGCTTTGTCATTCTCGTAGTTTTGCCGCGCCTATATGTGATACTGATTATGCAAAAATTGAAAATCCAAAATATCAAGATCCAACTAGTTGGCTTAATTCTTTAGCATACCAACAGTTTACTCCTGAAGAATACAGCAACGGCACTGCTGTAAGTGTTCTTAAAGATTTAAAAATTCTTTAAATTTTTCTTATTGGAAACATTGCATACTTTCTATCTGTGACTTCTGCAATGATATTGATACTTAATCTCTCAGTTTCAGAATTAATTCTTGGAGTGACTCCATGCACTGCTGTGTTTGTGTTTAAAAACATAACAAAACAATTTGGTTTGTATTTTATAGTTTTTACAACTTGTCTTTGTGTTTGTTCTAAAAGTTCTCTGCCGTTGTTTCTAGAAACTTCAGTGACAGGATCTGATTTATAAATTACAAAATCTCCACCCTCTGCGTTGTCCTCAGGCTTTCGCATGTACAAAAGTCCCGCATATATTTCAATAGGATTATCCAAATGATCGGTACGTGTTGTTTCTTTTACTGGATTGTGAATAACAAATTGTGTTTCGGTCACAACATTACTTTTTCCTGCACCTCTGATTTTGACTTTTTCGTTCTTTAAAAAATCTATATGTTTTATATGTTTTTCAAAAATATTTAGAACTTTCAGATAATAGTCTTGGGAAGTATGATCCTCAAAAAACTTTTGCCATTCTGTTGATACAGGAACTAATTTTTTATTTAAAACATCATTTGACATATATCTAAATGTGTGTCCGCCTATGATAGGTAATGCTTCTTTGATTTCTGACACAGGCCAATTGTTGTATAATTTTTTGTAGTAGTCTTCTGGCAGTGCGTCTTCAATAATTACGTGAGGATACGGATCTTCAAAATAGTGTTTGTTGATGTCAAATTTATCTAGTACTGTTGTCATTAGTTTGAAAATAAATTAATTAATTCTTTTTTCCATACATCCGAATATTCACAATCTCTGTATCCATCAAACCATGGTCCACCTTCTGTGTAATGAAGTATTTTTGGTTTGCCATCAGCCGGTTCTTTATACCAACCAACTAACCAATTGTACTCATGAGGTAGAGAACCAATTTCATTATCTTCAAGCCAACTAAATCTATGTAAAAATTTAGGCGTTTCTTTGTTTAAAAGTTCTGGTGTAAGTATTTTGTTTTTTGGATGTTCACAATTCCATAGAACCATACTGCTCCAGTTTTTTCTTGGATACACAGTTTGCACCTGTCCGTCCATTTTTGTGCCTTCTTTGGGTTGATAATCGTGCTGAACACAAACCACTGCTTTACTTGGATCACAAAATTTTATAAGTTCATGACTAGGTATACGCCATACAAAATCGCAGTCACAAAAAACTGCCCAGCCTTTAAAATCATTGAGATATGGAATAAAAAATCTTGTAAATGTAAATTCTGTTGATGCTAATTTATCTACTGGTCGTGTGTAGAGTCCTTGTTCTCTCATTTGTCTTTGTTTTAATGGGATAACTTCTGCTGACGGATCTCTTCTCTTGATTGAATGCTCACAAACTTGGTAAGCAATGTCTTCTCTACTGTCATGACCGACGTATATTTTCATATCAATATTTAACAAATAAATATTTTCACATGAATATTTCAGAACGTTGTAGACAATTTGAAAAAAATTTTCCTTTAATTTACAGTGGCGGTCAAGAGAATAAAAACGGCTGGACACGTTGGAAACAATACAGTACACCCGATGAATTACGTAAAAACGCCAAGATGTTTTGGAATTTTGGTGTGTCTAGAGAAATTAGATACGAAATTGAGTGCAGAAGAGAAAACAAACGTGCAACAATTCTAACCTTTGATCCAACTCCGTTATCAAAAAATACAACAGACAGAGCCAATAGGGCAGGCTTTCGTATCACTCATCACATGAAAGCATATGATTCGGTAGCAGGCCAAACAAAAAAGTTCTATGATCCTGTTGGAGATGGAAAGTGTTTTCAATTGGACGAACCAGCAGAATACAAAGATGTAATTTCTGTAAAAACTACAAATTTAAAAGAAATATCAAAACAGTATGGCAGAGATGTTGATATAATCAAATTAGATGTTGAAGGACGTTGGTATGAAATGCTTTCTGAAATACTGGATTTATCATTGCCGGCTAAAGTTGTGTTATGTGAGTGTGAAATGAATATAGGTGATACTGATACTAATTTTGAAAGACTCAATAAAATAGTAGAAAAATTTGAAGCAGACAATTATAAAGTTTGGATCAACAGAATACTGCAAAAAGAAAATATAGAACTTGTTTTTACAAAAGACCTTTAGGAAATCTTTGTTTTGATACAAAAGTATATTCTTTTTTGTAATTAAAATACAATTTGTAATTCATTTTTTTAAAAAAATCTAAAGCAGGCCTAACGTGTTCTCGATTTGCTCTTACTTCACAACATATCACAGGTTTATGCACATTAATAAAAGTTTCTGCACCTTTAAGTACTTCATTTTCGTGTCCTTGTGTATCAATTTTTATAAAACAATTTTGTAGCATTTCTGTTGTTTCACTAGCAAGATCGTTGTCCAATGTTTTGACTGCAACATCTATCCGTTTTATTTCACTGTCGTCAACTATATTTGAATTTTGAAAAGTTGCTGAGCCACAGTTGCCATTTTGTGGAATCATTAATTCTTTTGTTTCAGTTTTGTCACCCAAAGCAAATTGTTTGAGAATTACATTGTTGTTGTTTACATTTCTTTGTAAACATTCAATGTTATCTGCCAGTGGTTCATATGCATTGACTTTTTTAAACATTTTGGCTAAATCTCGTGTCCAAAATCCAACATTTGCACCAACATCTAGTGCCAATAATGGAATGAATCCAGGTAAATTTTTTATTTTTTTAAGTGTGGCCTGTCTACTTGGAATTTGATAACCGTCTACATTTTTTTGTGTCATTTCTTTGACAAAATGTTCTTCGTTATCAGGTAAGTACCAACTTTTTATTTTTTTCATTACTAAAGATTGCCGTGATCACGCATTTTTTGTCTTATTGCTGTGGCTGATATCTTTTGTGTTTCTTTATCCAAAACAATTTCTTCAATTTTGTATCCAACACCTCTACCATAACATATGTTTGTAATATTTGGCACAAGTATAATTTTAAATCTATTTTTATATTTTGGATTTAGTGCTTTTTCAATGTTTGTTTTTACAGTTTCAAAATCAAACGGATTGTCTCCAACACCTTGCACATCTCTAACCATTATTAAAACTTGTCCTGTTTTTTTCAGTGTTGCTTCAAATAATTTTTGATGTCCGTCATGCCACGGTTGCCAACGTCCTAGCATCTGTGCCGTTGGTGCTTTGTTATCCCATTTGTATTCAAATTTTCTTTTTATGTCTTCTTTAATTAACTTTGCCCACATTGGTGCCTGCATAAAATTAGGTCTAATGTCGTATTTTTTAGGTGGTTCGAACATCTTATTTGTGTCATCAAATCTGCCTTCTTTGATTGTATCCATCCATACCACATAGTCAGCGGCGAAATCTTCTCGTGTCTTTTCAGTTGGACACACAAAGTCTGCAATGACATGTTTGCCTTTGTCCAAAGCCTCTTGAGCAAGATTTTTCATTCTGTTTGCTTGTCTTGTTCTTCCCTCTGTTGAGAAATCCCAATCGTTGGCCTGTTTTCTTACTTCGTCTGCATTCAACCAGACAGCATCAAAATGTTTAACTAGTATTTCTGCTTGTGTAGTTTTTCCTGAGCCAGGTAGGCCACAGATTAGTATTTTTTTCCTGAGCCAGGTAGGCCACAGATTAGTATTTTTTTCGCTTGGTTTTCCATTTTGTAATACCCAGTTTGTATCCAAGTGCAAAAGCACTAAACACAAAAGCCGTAATTAATAATGTGTGCCAAATATAAAACATTATAGTTCTCCATACATGGTCAAAACTGATCTTTCTTTGTCTTGTTCGTTGACAACAGCATGAACATGTTCAGTTGCGTTGATAAAAAGTGCGTGGTCCAATGGCAATAGTCCTGCATTACCTAATTTAAAATATACATCATTATGATCTCCCAATGTCCAATAAAACTTTTTGGCACCCGAAGTGTAGGGATAACATTTTCTGTCGTAGTGATGATCTTTGTGTATGTGCAAACTTGTTTTGGGTGCAAGTGTTTGAATCTGTATGTCAATTATTCTTTTGTAACCAACTTTTCTCACAAATTCTTGCACAAACTCACTAGGCAAGTCTTTTATTTCTGTGAAAGGCAAATCAGCATATCCAACTTGAAGTCCTCTTTTGGTGTGTTTTGTTTGAATGTTGCCGCACCACCAATTGCCTTCAGGGAAACAAGAATCAAACTCTTTTAAAAGATGCTTGATGTCGTAATCTTGTTTTTGGATTTGATCTACATATGCGTATGGTGTAAATCTATCATTTTTCAACCAATAATTTGGCCCATCGCCAAATCCAAAATAATGTTTCAATGTTTTGTCCCAATAGTCTGCAATTTTTGTTGGTCTGTCCACAGTAAAAAGATATTTGTCAAAAAGATATTTGCCAAAATCACCTGATCTAATTTGATCAGCAAATCTTTGCCATATTCTTCCAGGTTCTGTATGAATCCATATACTAAACACTCCGCCTTCAGACCAAACCGCTGTGGCAGGTTGATGACGTTTGCCTTCTCCGTCTGTGTAAAATCCTGTGTAAATGTTTTCTTTTATACTTTCATCGTTGATGAGTATATCTTTGATTTCGATCTGTTCGCCCATGTATGGTACCAATAACTCATACCATTGATGAGGAATGTTTTGTTCTTTGTCTAGTGCAATGTCGTAATTTTTTCCTGCAACATCTTTTAGATAGAATTTTTTAATAGGTTTTGTGCTTGTTATTGATAATTTCATATATGTCTTTCCAATTATTTACTTTTGTAATTTCAGGATGTTCAAAACTTTGGTTATATGTGTGATTTATCAATATTGGCTTGAGTCCAAATTGTAGGCCTGTGACTGCATTGTGTGGTTTGTCTTCAATCCACCATAATCCTGTGTTATGAAATTCTGCCAGTGCTGAATCTTTGTCTGCTCCTGTGCCCAGTATATGATAATTTTGAAAAACATTTGGACCGTAAAGTTCAGCAAGTCTTTTCTTTCGTAATTCCTGTGCTGGTATGTCAGAAGTTTGAGAAGTGATAGGTATAAATGTCCAGCCTTCTGCATGTAAAAGTTTAACCCAAGTTTGAGATTCAGGCATAGGTCTTTGGGTGCCCATCCATGCACTCCTGTTAAACTCTCGTATAAGTTTTCTTATTTCTGTTTTAGTGACACCAAACCGTTCAGCCATTTCGTAAGTGTTTTCTTTGTCGGGTAAAAGTCTGTAAGGATGATATCTTGCTCCTCTTTCGTCAAACAAAGTGCGTTGCAACATCCATTTTGTAAAGTGATGCTCCCATTCGAGCAGTACTCCGTCAACGTCTGTAAGTATTATTCTATTTGATTGTGGCATCTTCCATACCTGCTACTCTTAGTTTCACAATGTTGGTCAGTTGCCATTGTTTTTGATCTAAACCTTTGGTGATACCCAACCAACGATTTCTCAATAATGCAAATTCATTTACAATTTTTTCAAAATCTACAACATCTGCTTCACCATCAACGTATTTTTCTACATCACGGCTTGACAGTGCTCTTTGATAATTTTCAAGATATTTTCTAAAATGATCTGCTCTTAATTTTCTTTTTTCAATGTTAAGATATTCTAATATTGCTTCAATCTCCTGCAGTTGCTGAAATCTGTGTTCAACTATTCCTGGCAATGCCGCCGATGATTTTTCAAGGTTGCCCCATATACCGCATTCTTTTCTAGCGGCATTATATTCGTTGTTGTAGTGTAAAATGCAATCTGGAATCTTGCTAATGTCTTTGCTTATAATATTGTACCAACTCATTCATCCTCATCGTAATAGTTTGACACATCTACTTCTTCGTTATCTTCTGTATCTTCTAGCACAATGTCAACTGCTTCTGTTAATTTTTCATCGTATTCTTGTGCGGCTCTCAAAGTTTTTATATCTACTCCTTGATCTACAAGCACTTTTACAAAATTTACTGCACAGTCAAGTTTTTGTCTTTCAGTGACATAATGAGATACAGTTGTCCAAATTTCTTCAATTTGTTCATGATCCATGCTATTCTGCATCCTTTGGTTCCTCGGTTAGAGTTGCTAAATTACTAAAGTCAGTCATGACTTGTGTTAATTTATCTGCACTCCAATTTTTTCGGAACTCTATGATTTCTTTTTTATCTGGACCTATGTACTTCAAACGGTTTCCTTGTTGCACTATTATACCTTTTTTCTCAAAAAGATCAAGTAAACCTGAATAAGGATCCATACCAGTGTCATATGGAATTTTTACCTGCACACTTTCAAAAGGTTTGGCATATCTTGTTTTCATTACCTTACAGGCCGCTCTTATACCCCTTACATCTGTGACTTTGTTGCCTTTTTCGTCTTCTTTAAGTTTTAATTTTTTCATTGCAACCACAATTGAACTTGCATATATAAAACCTTGTCCACCTGATATCTTATCATCTGGATCGAACATATCTTGTGATGCGTATGTGTGATTTGTTGCCATCAATCCTACATTCCAACTACCAAACATGTTTACACAATTTCTGACAAGTGCTGTTAATGCCTTAGGCTTTCTACCCAAGTCACCTTTCATTTCACCTTTTTCAAACTGATCAACATCTGTTGGAGTTAATAACATACCTAAACTGTCTATCACAAATAAAACTTTTGGTGCACCTTCTCTGTTTTCTGCATGTTCGTCTTTGTAACTTTTCATAAATTCAGATACAGTTTTTGCAACATCATCTATCATAGATAGACTTAATTTTAATAGTTTCTTTTCATCTGTGTCGACTCCAAGAGCCTGTAACCAAGCCTCGTCTAATGCGTTTTCAGAATCAATTAAAATTACAAATATGCCTTGATCCTGTGCATTTTTAATAATATTGCCCGAAGCAATATAAGATTTGCCTGCTCCTGATTCACCAGCCAACACAGATACTTTTCCTAGGGGAATTCCTTTGTTAAAGTCGCCTGATATCAAATAATTTAAAGCATAGTTTCCTGTTGATATCCAATCTGTTGGATCATTGAATCCTATACCTAATCCTTGTATTGATTTCGTAATACTCTTTCTAAATTTTGTTACATCAAAAACTTTTGTCATTTTTATCCTATAATATTATCCAGACAATTATCAATCCTATCACTATCCATGCAGGAATTTGTTGATACAATATCCAATCGACTGCTTTTTTAATTTTTCTCTTCATGCTCATAAATTATATTAACTTTACTGTCTTTTGTCAAATGATTCATTGTAATCATCTCACATTTTCCAATTGGCATCAATCCAATTCCTAATTTTTTATTGTAAGGATCAATTTTGTGTTTTTCCATCCAACTTACAAACTCATTTTCAAATATACCAGGTTTGTCAATCAAAGAAACAAAAAAATTTAAACCTATGTAATGATTATTTTGAAGTTCTTTGTAGTCTACTGGTAAATTATCTCTCCATAAGTCTATATAATTTTTACCAACTTCATTGTAGCCAAGATAAACTTCGTGTTTAGTTTTACTAAATTTTATATGTTGGTATTCATCTTCTTCAAACTTAATTCTTTTTAATTTTTCACGTGTTTTAGTCCATTGCACTTCTAGTTTTTCATGTCTATCTTTTGAATCTTTTTCCAACTGATGTACACAAAAATTAAGATCCATAATGCTTTCTTGTAAATGTTTTGGTGCTCCTAGATACAAATTACTTGGATTATCAAATGTACCACCAAGTGTTTCAAAATGATAGTGCAACTTGTTATAAAAATCTTCGTCTTGCCAATCTATAGTTTCCGGCAATTCAATAACATTTCTTTTTAAACTTTTATTAATGTTTTCAATTGCTTTTACAAGATCATGTTGTATATCTTCTTTAGTTTTATGAAACAAAAAAGAACGTCTATGATCAATGTCACTGCCGTCACCAACAAATGATTCTTTTACAAGATTTTTCCATTTGTTAGCAACGGAGTGATTGTATAAATGTATTCTAAAAGACGGTGTATTGTCTATTTCGAATAACATTCATTACTTCGCTTGTCTAGATCTAATCAACTTGAGAATGTCTTCTGCTCTTTTGGCACTGTCCGTATTTGGTTGTGCTGGAGCAGGAGTAGACTCTGCAGGTTGAACTGTTTCTGTCACTGGTTTAGTTTCAGTTGCAGTCGCAGTTGCTGGTGCAGATGCAACAGGTGTGGTATTACCTGTCATTGCTGACACGCCTGCTGGTCTAAAGTATTGTCCATACTTCTCAAGATCATAAGCCTCGCCATCCACAGATTTTTCAAATAATTCTTTGATTATTTTTACTTCTGCTTCAGTTGGTTCTTTAGGTCTAAAGTCTGACAAATTGTGTAAACCATGTTTATCAATAGCGGCTCTTTCTGCTTCATCAAGTGGTCTTTCTCTTCTTGACCATTTTGATGTTGAGTAGTCAGCGTATCCGCCTTTTGATGTTTTGGTTATTCTAAAGTCAACACCTTTTACATAGTCAGTTGGCAGTTCTTCCATTTCTGGATCAAGCAATGCCGCTCTGATAATATTGAAAATTTGAGGACCAATAATAAATCTTCTTATTGGATTCTCTGGTGTTGCATCTTCACTTAATGGATTTGTAGTAACAAAACCTTGAAAGATATATGATTTTTTCTTCCAATATTTTCTACCCATGTCTTCCATTGATTTGTCTTTGAACCATGGTCTTACCTCTGTGAGAATTGGAC